GCGTTTAAAAAGAGCAGGCGTTAAAGGTTTTAATAAACCAAAGCGAACTCCGAGTCACCCAAAGAAGTCTCATATTGTAGTAGCCAAAGTTGGTACTAAAATTAAGACTATTCGTTTTGGGGAACAAGGCGCTAAAACTGCTGGTAAACCCAAAGCAGGCGAGTCTGCAAGAATGAAAGCAAAGAGAAAGTCTTTTAAAGCGAGACACGCAAAAAATATTGCAAAGGGAAAAATGAGTGCAGCATATTGGGCAAACAAGGTAAAATGGTAAATTACATCGTAATGAGAAAGGAGCAACTCGCAGAAGATCGTGATAAAGCTTCCAAAGACTACGATAAGCAGTGGTACACTCGGTTAATCCAAGAATTAGATTGGGCCGAGCAAGCCATGAATAAGAAGTATAGACGTAATTGCTATATGGAAGGAGGAACGTATGAGTGAGTTCGACAGTAGATTCTCAGGAGACATGAGCCGTAATGAGGTTGAGTTAGACCTTAATAAATTTATGGAGCTTCTCCAAGAAAAGTCTGCATTAAAGGATCGTATTCGAGAACTAGAAGATGTTGCGAATAACAATCCTTGGCAAAAGTTTATATTTATGGCTCAAGCCGTAGACGCATGGAGAATATTCCCACGAGTATTTTTAAGTGTATATATTTTCCTACTTTATTATAGTACAATGTGGTTCATGGAGTTACCAGAACCCAACCTTGAGCAATCAGGACTTATATCAGTAATTGTAGGTGCCGGTGCAGCTTGGTTCGGCTTATATGCTGGAACCAGTAAAGGAAAAACAGACCATTAAGAGGTAGAAAATGGCAATAGAAGTAAGTCGGAGAGATGTTACCTCCGAACAAATTTTAGAGTTACAATCTGAGACGAGGTTTCTCAAATTACCAGTAGATCCATATTTGGAGCTGCTCGGCGTTGAGCCTCTTGCATCGCAAAAGGCTATCATAAACGCGATAAATAATCCGAAATACCGTTTTGTATGTGCGGCAGTTTCAAGGAGACAGGGTAAAACCTATATCGCAAATATAATTGGGCAGCTAGTTTCTCTAGTGCCCAATTCTAACATACTCATAATGTCCCCCAACTATGCCTTGTCTCAGATTTCTTTTGATCTTCAAAGAAATCTGATCAAGCATTTCGATTTAGAGGTTGCAAAAGATAATGCAAAAGATAAGGTTATTGAACTTACAAATGGCTCAACAATACGTATGGGTTCTGTCAATCAAGTTGATAGTTGTGTTGGTAGGAGTTACGACCTTATCATCTTTGACGAGGCCGCTCTGGCTGATGGAAGAGACGCCTTCAATGTTGCCCTTCGCCCCACGCTCGATAAAGATAACTCAAAAGCCATCTTCATAAGTACACCTAGAGGGAAGAATAACTGGTTCTCCGAGTTTTTCTACAGAGGATTTACTGATGAATTCGAAGAATGGGCATCTATTCGCGCTACTTATAAAGATAATCCTCGCATGTCTGAAAATGATATTGCGGAAGCTAGAAAATCTATGTCCGACTCCGAATTTAGACAAGAGTACGAAGCAGACTTTAATACTTATGAAGGTCAAATCTGGAACTTTAACCATGAGGAATGTATAGCAAACTTTAGTGAGTTAGACACTTCTAAAATGGATATGTTTGCAGGTCTTGACGTAGGTTATAGAGATCCTACTGCATTCTGTGTACTAGGGTACGATTGGGACGAAGAGAAATATTATTTAGTAGATGAATACTTAGATGCTGAAAAGACTACTGAACAACATGCTCTACAAATACAAAGTATGATTGCGAAGTGGGAAATAGACTATATTTATATTGACTCAGCGGCTCAGCAAACCAGATTTGACTTTGCACAAAATTATGATATTTCTACTATTAATGCCAAAAAGAGTGTATTAGATGGAATAGCGCACGTAGCAGGAATAGTAGATAATGATAAATTACTAGTAGAACAGACTTGTGCAGAGACATTATCTGCACTTGATCAATATCAGTGGGACGCTAATCCCAACCTGGCTCGTGAAAAACCAAAACACAACCGTGCTTCACATATGTCCGATGCACTCAGATATGCACTATATTCATTTGAAACTTCTGCAACAAGTTTTTAGGAGACCTCTGAAAAATAATGTTTGACATAGTACCTGAAACTCGATATAATTCTGTTATTGAAAATAGAAGTTTAAAAACCCAATGGCTGAATTAAAACGAGATATAGTAAAATATATCCGAGATAGAGCGAAGAATAAGTACGAGAAGGACTCGGAATGCTATATCTGCGGGGCTGACGTTAAGTTAGATTTTCACCATTATTATACTTTAGCACCTTTAATTCATAACTGGATAAAAAACACAGGGCATGACCCTAAATATATTCTTGCAATTCGGGATGATTTTATAGAAGAGCATTGGGCAGAATTATATGAGCACACTGTCACTTTGTGCTACGGACACCACAGACAACTGCACAAAGTATATGGCCGCAACCCCGCATTAACAACGGCAAAGAAACAAATGCGCTGGGTACAGATTCAAAGAGATAAACATGGCATGGTATGACAGATTCTTTCGTACGGAAGATATAGACGAAAAATTAAATACCTCTCAACATATTATGGGAGGCTCTTCAGAAACTACTAGAGAGCCTACTACCAGTTATGAGAGACAGTACGAAGAATTAGAAATTGTTAACCGTGCGGTTAATATGATTGTTGACGATGCTGCTGAGATACCCTCCGTAATTTCGGGGTCAGCAAAACTTCCAGGTATTGTAAAAGGAATTAAACGAGCAAAAGTAGATACCCTTCTAAACTATGAACCGAATCTGTTTCAAGACATTAATACATTTAAAAGGAATCTTGTAACAGACTTTGTATTAGATGGTAATATTTTTGTTTATTTCGATGGAGTACATTTATATCACCTACCATCAAGTAAAATGGCAATACACGCTAGCAGAGATACTTTTGTAGAACGATACACATTCTCACAGGAGATAGACTACTCTCCCAAAGAAATAATACATATTAAAGAGAACTCTTTTTATTCTATTTATAGAGGAGTTCCCCGCCTAAGCCCTGCCTTAAGAACAATGCAACTTATGGCAGCCATGAGAAAATTCCAAGATAATTTCTTTAAAAACGGAGCAGTCCCTGGACTAGTATTAAAAAGTCCAAATACTCTTTCGGAAAAAATTAAAGAACGAATGATACAATCTTGGGGTGCTCGATATAAGCCAGAAGCAGGCGGAAGAAGACCACTTATTTTAGATGGTGGCATAGAAGTTGATAATCTGACAAACGTTAATTTTAAAGAGTTGGACTTCCAAAGCGCAATAACAGAAAATGAGAAGATAATACTGAAGGCGCTAGGCGTACCTCCAATTATGTTAGATTCAGGAAACAATGCCAACATTAGACCAAATATGCGACTGTACTACTTAGAGACTATACTACCTATAGTACGAAAAATTAATTTTGCATTTGAAAGATTTTTTGGATTTACAATTAAGGAAGATGTTACCGATATACCCGCTTTGCAGCCAGAATTACGAGATCAATCCCAGTATTATACTTCATTAGTAAATGGAGGAATTATAACTGTAAATGAAGCCAGAGAACAACTAGGTTTTGAGCCAGTAGACGGACAAGATGACGTAAGAGTTCCTGCCAATATTGCAGGTAGTGCAGTAAACCCAGATGAGGGCGGAAGGCCCCCAGAAGAAAATGAGGAAGAAGAATAATGGCAGGTAGTTCAAAACAAAAGAAACAACTGGCGACAAAGATGGCTATGTATTTTGCAGAAGTAGGATATATACCTCAGCCAAAAGGATTTGCAGAGGATGAAAATCGCCCTGCAATGATAAAGATTCAAACTATTAAAAAGATATTTGGATCTTGGTCTCTTATGGAAAAATTTACGAGATCATTCTGTCCTGAGCTTATGCGAGGACTAACCAATAAAAAGCCTAACGTGGCGATGCCAACACCCAAGGTAGAAGCAGACCCATTAGAAGAATTACAGGCAAAGACCGCTAGTCCAGCGGAAGATGAGGGAGTAGATGGAAAAGGTATTTAATCTCACATCCACTTTTAAATCAGAAGCACAAGATGATGGTAGTGTTATGATTCGTGGTATGGCCAGTACAGCAGAATTTGATCGCGCGGGCGATTCTATTTCAGCCGATGCTTGGACGAAAGGTGGATTAAATAATTTTGAAAAGAATCCCATAATTCTTTTTAATCATGATTATAGTAGGCCTATCGGTCGTGCTAAAAAAGTCACAGCAACTAATGATGGTTTACATTTAGAAGCAAAAATAAGTAAATCAGCAGGTGATGTTGCTGAGCTAGTTAAAGACGGTGTTCTTGGAGCCTTTTCTGTTGGTTTCCGAGTCAAGGACGCTGATTACGTAGAGGAAACCGATGGATTAAGGATAAAGGACGCTGAGTTGTTTGAGGTCTCTGTAGTTTCAGTACCTTGCAATCAAGCAGCTACTTTTTCACTGGCGAAATCCTTCGACTCTAAAACAGAGTATGAAGATTTCAAAAAAACTTTCACTAATAGTGACGGGGCGCAAGTCCAAAAGGAGATACAAATGTCTGAAGAGACAAATCAACCCGTTGACTTGGAAGCTTTTGCTAAAAAAGTAGCTGAGGAAACTGCTGCTAAAATTGCAATGAAGCAAGCCGAGCAAAAAGCAGCCGATGAGGCTGTACAAAAAGAAGTTGAGGAGAAAGCTACTGCTGACGCAGAAGCCAAATCTCGACAAGAAGAAGAAGTTAAAAGTGCTGTTGTAACTGCCGTTGAGTCAGGTACAGAGCGACTTCTAAAAGATGTAGAAGCTCAAATAGCTCAGAAAGACGCTGAAATGAGTGACGTGCTAAAGCAGCACGAGGCTGATCTTAAAGAGAAAGCCGAAGAGATTGAGAAGATGCGTGATTCAAAGCGTGTTTTTGAAAATCGTGGACGTGGAGACGTTACCAAGTTTGGCAAGGATTTCCTATCCGCTCACATACTTGGAAAAATCACTCGCAAAGGTTGGGACACTAGCTATGCTAAGGATATCCTACAAAAAGCTGGCGTAACTTATGATGCTACCACTGCAGCTGGTATCGACGTAAGTGTTTCTCAGGCATTTGAAGAGGAAGTAAGACTTGAGCAGAAAGTTGCTCCTCTCTTCCGTGAAATTCAAGTGGCTTCTGGTGCAACTGTACTACCAATTGCTCCTGATACTGAGAACGCAAACTGGAACGCTACTGGTCTAGAGACCACTGCTAACTTGTTGGAAGAGAAGAGTGCTACCGATAATAACTATAACGTTAATCGCGTGTTGCTCCAAGCTTTCAGACTAGTTTCTGGTACTTTCATCAGCAACGACACCGACGAGCAAGTTGTTATCAGCGTTCTGCCGATAATCACTTCAGCTCTTGCACGCGCACATGCGAAAGCAATCGACTCAGCAATTATGGTGGGTAATTCTTCTTTCGCAGGCATAGTAGGTGGTGCTGGAACTGACGGCGGAGGTTCATTCCTCGCTCTCGATTCCGTAAAAGTTGCCGACAAGGATGCTTCGGTTACTAATGGCGATGATTCCATCACAGGTGCTAACTTGCTTTCAATTCGATCTGAAATGGGCAAGTATGGTGTTAATCCTGCGGATGTCGCATACATAGTACCAATCGATCAGTATTACGAGCTTATCGGTGATGCTGCATTCTCTGATGTTTCTGAAGTAGGATCAGATACTGCAATGAAGTTAGTCGGTGCTGTTGGTAGCATGTACGGATCTCCCGTCATCGCTTCCGATGCTCTAGCTAGCCAACTTGCTGAAACTGGTGCTATAACAACTTCTGCTGCTTGTGCAGTTAATGTCCGTAACTATGTTATCCCCCGTCTGAAGGGAGTTAGCATTGAGACTGATTACGAAGTTGCAGGTCAGCGTACTGCAATCGTTGCCGCACAATCACTCGGATTCAACGAGTTGGTTGCAGGTGATGGTTCAGGAAACGAGCCTTCAGTAAGAATCGAGTACGCGTAAATCGTACACTTAATTAGAGTTACATATGTAATTCTAGTAACT